TGTAGTGAACCGCTGTCGAACTATTAAAAATAAAAATAAACGTCGTGAGGCAATGCAAAATACCTTTTTTAGCTTGTATGTAATTCGTTCTGGTATCTATCATCCAGAACAAAAAAAATCCAAATCTCTTACCGAAGAGGAAATAAAGAGATTATCCATTCTATACGGAGTTGAAGGCGGTAAATTCAACCAACAAGTAGCAACAGGATTATATTTAGAATAACCCTTTAAACATCTATATAAAACAGTAAACCAATGAAAATCGCCCTTACCTTATCACAAGACCAAGCCGAAGTACTTGCCCGTGTTACATTTATAAGGCAACCCCTATTCAACAACCGAGAGCAACGTGTACTCTACAGCATTATGCGAGAAGTAACCCTCAAAGCCACCCGCTTTTATATGGGTTTTACCACACAAAAACAACGTAGATTTTACATTAAACTTTATGAAGCTGATATGTTAGAAAAGTTCTTAGGATATATCCTTACAATGGAACACTACGGACAATATGAACGCCAAACACTATTACAAATAACGTATAAAATCAACGAACAATTAGCATAACTATGGAAAATACTTATTTTTTTAAGGGTAAAAATACTCCTTCTGAGCATGTATTTAAATACGACTCAAATGGTAATTTAAGAGTATTTGAAAATACAGGAGAACCTCTTACTATAAAACAATGGTTATGGCTTTTTCATCCTGAACGCATACCTTATACTGAAGAGCGAATACAAATACTTGCCAATGATATTGCTCTTAAAAAACATTTTATTATTGAGAAAATTCCTTTCTCAGTAACTTTTGAAGACTTTTGGATTGAGTATGGAAAAATAGGTACTAAAGCAGTAGCCAAAAAGAAATTTGAGAAGCTCAAGGCAGAAGAAGTTATCAAAGCCTTTTTAGGAATAGAAAAAGAACGTAATAAAAAGAAACTTGATGGCACTGCAATGCCTTATGCAGAGACCTATCTTAATCAAAAACGTTGGGAAACTTAAGAATTTGATTTGTGTCATTTTTTTGTAACCTGCATTTTCAATTTGGAAAATAGCTGATTTTTTTCTAACTTTGCCTAAAAATTTAATAAAAAAAGAAATGATGAAAAAAATTTTAACATTTTTATTTATTAGTGCTCTGTTAGTATCTTGTTCTTCAGGAGATATTAATGATATTGCGTCCTATAATATGGATGATGTAGCTAATATATACTTAATAACTTATGGAGAAAAAACTTCTCAGGAAGATATGAAATCATATGTTAATAAGGCATATCAAAAAAGACAGGTTACTACTTACTTATTTGCCTTCCCCAAGGGGAGAGATTATAACGAGCTAGTGGGAATTACTAATACAGATGAACTCTATAAGAAGATTGTGGAAGCTAATCCTCCTTATAGTATGTACAGAATGGTTAATAACTCTAATGTGGAAGATGATGCCTTATTCCTTATAAAGTTATTGGTAGAAGATAAAAAAGGAAAATAGGACTCTTAAAATAAAAACACCCGCTAAAATCCAATTTGGAAAAATGGGGGTGTTTTTTTATTTTTGCGGTCTAAAACCTATATTTATGCAAACCTATACCCTACAAAGAAAAGAGCGTTTAAAACGGCGTAATGAAAGTGTACGCAAACTCTTTGAAACACTTAGTTTAAAACATCCAAAGTGGCGAATGGAGGCTATTATAGCAGAAGTAGCTACACAGACATACCTTTCCCCTCGGACAGTGGGGGCAATAGTTTTTTATGAGGGTATCTATGCAGAAAGTTGAAAAAAGTTTTGGTAGTTTAAAAAATAGTTGTACTTTTGCAGTACAAATTGGTTGGGAGGCTACATAAGAAAACTCTCGACCCCGACTCAGGCAGGTAAATAACTCATATTTACTTGCCTGTTTTATTTTACAGAGTCCAGTCTTCTTTAAGTATGTTTTCCCTTAAGTAGGTTTTGTCTATACCATTTCTAATAACTAATACTTCCTCAATCCAAGTAGAACGTTTTACCCTATCTTGAATACTATCCCGCAGGTCTCCACTTGATATATCTGTTTTAATATCCAAAACAATGTGTTTAGCTTGTTCCTTTGTACCCCTCAAGGCGTTATCAATAGCACTTTTAGTAGGTTTATGAATGCGCTTGTATTCTTGCTTTATCTCTAACGTTTTATTGAATGTATCGGCACTCTTCACCCCTGATATGTTAGACTTTTCTATAAGGTCTATTTCATAGCCATATTTATTAGCTAAGTAAGAAGCTATTTCTACATTTTCGGCTTTCTCATCTTTACCGTGTAATGAACTTACCCTAACCGTACCCTTTTCAGTAGGTATGGTTTGCCACATTTCCTCTGCTCTTTTAGCTTTAGCCTTCTCCTTTTTAAGACGTTTTTCCACCTGCTTCTCTACCTCTTTTACGGCTTTTTCGCTCATTCCTTTGGCATAAGGTATTACTGGAAATATCTCACCAGAAAGAGCGGGGTTATTAGCAAAGCTTTCTTTTATGGGTACCTCTTCCATACGTACACCTTCTGTTACGGGGTTAGCAGTAGGCTCTACGTAACAACGACAGCCCCAATCATTAGGAGGTAGGTGTGTTTTCCAAAAGGAATGTTCTACGGGTAGCGTAAGTCCGTCCCAGGCACGATGCGTTTCACGAGTTCGCTCATCGTGTACCGCGTGATAGATAAGGTTAGGATATATGCGCTTATTGGCTATATACTCCTCGTACTTTTGCGCCGATAAGGCATTGGCTACTGTTTGGTTATACTCGGTTTGTAACCAACGCCTATTGTATTCTATATTCAGTTTGTTAGCCTCTGCCTTGAACTCTTGCCACGAAAGCACCTTACCATTTTTAGTTAGAGAGGCTTCTATTTGCTGTTTAAAGCTCGTTTCTTTGAATGCAGAGAAGCGTGCAAGATTGTGCTTTAGTGAGGTTACCAGTTCGGTATTGGTTTCCTCAATAGTAGGGTTGTAGCCCTCTGCTAAGGCTTTATTTAGGTGCTTGTAGTAGTATTGCCATAGTTCTTTGCTTTGCGCTTCACTAATACTACGCTCTTCAAAAGCCTCACGTATGTACCCCTCTATGAGCCTACTCAAGTTGTTGTCTTCCTTGCTGAGCTTTATAGGCTCGTGCTCGGAGCAACAATGGGTGTGATAGTGTAACTTGAGTAGGCTTAGGCTTTTTTTGACTCGCCCTCACTACTTCCTCCAAAGGTAGAGGTTGGCATACTTTCTATTTCCACTCCATAAGTACGCTCTATATAATCTTGGGTAAGGATATAGCCACGCCCTAAGAGTACGCCATCTATACTGATTTGCTTGTTAGGGTCTGTGGTTTTTTCTACGGCTATTTTGGCATTGTCGGGTATAGAGTAGCCAATGGCACGCATAGCGGGCAAAAGTTGGTTATTAAGGAAAGCCAACATCTTCTTTTCGTCAGCATAAACTACCTCCTCCAAAGTGTTCTCGTGTACTGTGCCTTGTGCCTTGCTACTGCCGTTTTCGGTAGTCATTGTTTGGTGAAGTACGAGTTTTGATAACTCCTTGTCTAAGGCTTCAATCTTGCGGTAAAACACTTGGAAGGCATCGGCTTTGCTGTTCTCCTTAATATCTACTTCAGTACCAATAGGGAAAACGCCATACGAAGCTGAGCCCATTTCCTCTAACCAATGGGCAACTTCCTCCTTCACACTATCACTTTGCGAAGCGATTTTAGCTATACGTATAGGAATACCAAATAACTCCTCGAACTCGTCCCACGAACCCCACGAATGGCGCTTGAGGATAGCATAAGGAGTAGCCTTTTCGAGCAACCCCGAATGCTTGTAGAATTGTGCTACTAATACTACCTCTTGCACATCTCGTAGGTCTATGCCAGTGGTAGCATCGTAGTCCTTGAGCAGTACGTGCTTTTCAGGGATTACCAAGCCCCTATCAATAAGTTCTACGGCTTTGATTTCGCCCTTGGTTACTTCTTTAAGCCATATAGGAGAATGCCCGTGATAGATGCTTTGGTGAGCGAACTCGAGCACGTCCTCAAACCATTGTTTATCTTTGATATACTCGGTTAGGGTGTCGTCTTTAATCTCATCGATGGCGATAACGTAGTCCTTATTGGTAGTTCGCAAAGTACGGTTTTCGGTGATACCCGTGAGGTGTCCGTCGAGGAGTACATCCTGGTATACCTCCTCCAATGGGTAAGTACGCGGGTAGTCCACACTATAACGGGCATAACGTGCCGAGTGCCAATGGTTAAGTTCGGTACGCCATAGCCTACGTTGGCGCTTGATGATGTCCACCATTAGATTAGTTACCTGCTGAATGTTTTGGGCTGTATTTTTGCCCAAATGTACCTTTTTATTAAGTGCATTACCACTAAGGGTAACACTCTTTTCTATACGTTGTTTTTGCTTTGCCATATTATTGTCTTTATGGGCGAATTGCCATTCGCCCCTACAGTTGATTGAATAAACGGTCTATTTCTTTTTTGATATTGTTGAATAAGGTTTTGGAGTCGCCTATAAATTGGCGCTTAGGCATACCCTCTAACCCCTCATTATGCCTCCGAGCATACTCCTTATGGGTGTAGAAGGTAACTTGCATTTTCTCCATACGCGCCCTAAATGAATTACGTAGCTTGTTGCCCCCTGAGTTGTGCCCTGTAAGGATAGCACGCTCCTGGTTACGCTTACCAAAGCGGGTAAGGGTGCCCTTTTTGCCTACTCTATCGGTTCGGTAGCGCGTAAGGTCTCGCCCACGTGTGTCGGTAGTTTTGCGAGGTTGCCACTTCTGTAAGCCCTCATCATTAAACCCCTCGTCTTGGAAGTTCTTTTGAATAAACTTGAGTCCTTCTGTTTTAAGGACAATGGGGACATCATTAGCTACCAAGCGTGCGAGGGCTTCGAGCTTTCGGCGGAGTTCTGTAAAGTTGTTGTTAGGCATAGTCTGTTTGTTTTAACTGCCTGCGGTGGCTCACCGCTACCAGTGATTGCGGTAGGTTTTGCGCCCTCCGAGCTTCATAAAAGGCGTGGGCGTATCGGGGGTGCCGTCGCCATCGGTGTCTTTTAGGCGTTTGGGTAGGGCAACTTCTATTTCGCCTTTGGCTATCTTTTCGAGCCATAGCATAGCCTCGTCATAGCGGAGCTTCGCCACTTGGTTGAGGGTTTTACTTCGCCTTATATAGATTTCGTGGATAACAATATCCTTGAGGTACTTGAGCAGTATTTTGCTACGCTCGTTGCCCTCTTTGGCAAAAATAGCCTCTGTATTGTAATACTTATAGAGGTAAGAAGCCATTAGGTCTATGCTTTCGGCAATGATTTCGGTTACTATCTGCTCATCGCCTTGGGTGATAAGGTCTATTACCTCTTTGGTGGCTACGGTTTTGAGTTCTTCTTTGGTTAAATACATTTTAAATCATATTTAATTTGAGTTTCTTAGGTTCGTAAGGGTAGGGTGTTTGCCTATAAATGCGCGTGGTGAAGGTAATGCGATAGCTCATAATACCGTCATCACTTAGGCGTAATTCCTCCTCTCGCACCTGCTGTACGGGTTTGAACTGCTCGCCTTGTAGGAATTGTATCGTATCGGTGATTTTGTCCAATATATCCAACTCCATAAGCCCCTCTTCGGGGTCAGCAGTTCCTAAGTGTTGGTCTGTCCAGCCGTCTTTACAATAAAAATCTATATGAAACTCACATTCGCCCTCTTGCACGTGCTGTGTCATCGTCTCGTATGTGATAGGCATTACCTGTATGAGACAAGCCGTCCATATTTCTGGGTAGCCGTTTTCGGGATTATCAAACTGACCGCGTTGCAGGTCGATGAGCTCAATGCCCTCAATAGTGGCAAGGGCTTTTTTTACTTTTACAAATAGTTCTTTTCTCGGAGTACTCATATAGTTCTACGTTTGTGTTTAGCAATAAAAGGTCGCCCGCTTTGTAAAGGGTTTTCGGAATAGCCAAAATACTGTTGGGCAAGGGTAATAGCACGCTCTAAGGTATCGGGGGCGTCATCGTTTGAAGCTGTTCCTTTTTCAAAGGAAAGTAGCTGTTTATTAAAAGCGTTATAGTCCTTTTCTGAACGCTTGGGAAGAGTCTCGTCCCAGTACAATATCTTGCGAAAGAGCGCATTGGTAATACCCGCCGAAATGCGGTTGTGCTTGTCTCCCTCTTGGTGCAGACCAATAGGAATATTAGGGCAAGCATTGTCCTCGGCACTCTGCATAATAATAGGGGTATAGACGGCTTTCTGTGCCATAGTAGCATCAAAGAAACCCATAGTGTTATAGCCTTTTTTAAGATACTTCTTTACCCATTGGGCACGTACCTCCATAGCTGAATTAAGCTCACAACGTTGGCAGAATACCTCCAATACGTACAGCTTAATACCTTTGATACCAATAAGTACCCCCGCTTTATAGTCGCCTGTAGCGGTGTAGGATAAGTCCCAATGGTCAAGCAATCCATCCCACGCCTCATTATCTGCTATGCGTACCAAGGCAATATCTTTCGCCTTGAAGAGTTTGCCCTCCTCAATAGGGTTGTTGAAATCCTCCCGCTGTGAGGTATAGTAGTCATCATTGAGCAGAATGCGGATAATATCCTCCTTAGTATCGCGTTCTTTCCACGAGGGTTCCCACTCTACATCCATATAGTTCTCGCGGGTGATGTTGGCAGTAGCCAAATTGGTAACCGAGTCGTGCAGGTGTGGGCTATCTTTCCACTTGTCGTATAGATAGTCTAATATGCCGTCCTTGACGATATAGTTGTTATTGATGATGAGTCTGCCCCGTTTGCGGTGAAAAGCCTTTACCAAGTCGCCCGTTATCTTCTTGCCATACTTCTCTATCATATCGGGGCGTTTGGCTCTATCCAAGTCCTCTATATCGTCTAAAATAGCCAAGTCGGGACGATACATACCAAAACGTAACCCCCTAAAAGGTTGGTTAAGCCCCAAGGCTTTGAAGTGCTTGCCGTCAGTAGTTTGAAAATCTCCATCCGACCAATCCCCATAAGAGAGTTGCAAGCCAAAGTCCTTGATAAACTTTTGATTGTTCTCCAAGTGTGCTTGTAAGTCGGACAGTAGTATCTTAGCCAAGCCCTCGTTAGCCCCTATGAGTATAGGAAAGAAGGTAAGGTTATTCTGCTTGAGGTGGCATATATTGCCCACGTTCGACTGTATAGACTTACCTGCACCCCTAAACTTTTTTCTAAACTGACGGATATAAGGGTCTTTGTATAGCCTTATATAATCATCAATATGAAACTTAGGTGTTTTAGCATCACCCAAAGGCAAACCACTGTCAAGCCCGAAATAGTAATCGAAAAACTCACCATAGTTTTCTGGCTTTAAAAGTCGCTTGATACGAGCTTCCTGCTCATCTGCTGTTTCCTTTTGGATAGCCTCATAGGTAAGCTCTCGTATCATTTTTGATTTAGCAAAGTAGCGTTCTTTGGCTTCTTTGAGTTCTGTTTTAGTCATCTCCTTTCTGTAATAATTCGGTTATATACATATCAAAGTAAGGGCGTATCTCTTTAATGGTATTCATATAGGTTTCACGCTTTTTACCCGTGCTTTGTCCCGCCTTTTCCAATATAAAGTTAGTAAAGCCGTCGAGGCTTTCCATCGTATATACTGCAATCTTATTATGGTCAGTGATACGGTCAAAAGCGGCTACAATCTTAGTAATGTCGTCCGCCTTATAAGGTAAGGGTTCGCCTCGCTCAATAGCCTGCGCACACTTGAGGGTGAGTTTGCGAATATTGGAAGGTTTGAGTGTTTGCAGTTCTTTCTCATCGTCCCACTTGCCCTCCTCTCGCCATTTGCCGAGTGTCTTAATGCCAATACCTATCATTTCCGATATATTGGCAATGCTAAAGCCTTTGGCAAAAAGCTCCTTAGCTTGTGATTTTTTGTAATCTGCCTCAACGGCTGTTAGTCGTGCCATATCTATTGTAGTAATTCATTTATCTTGTTATTAATCTCGTCAAACTTTGCCACGTTGTTAGGGGCAAAATTCCCAACTCCTGCAGGGGTTTGTATGATAGCTGTTTTAAGCTCATTTAAAAGCTCGTTTAAAAGGCTTTTAAAATCTACTTCCCCGCGTTGCAGATGTACCCCCGCTTTGTCTATGGTAAGTTGTGTGTCTTCTATCCGTAGGCTCACGCTTTCAATTTCACTATAAGCTACCACATAATAGCGGTTTTCGTCCTCTCCAATCGAAGCAATCAGCACGCTACTTCCTACCTTTGGAAAAAGGTAAAACCGCTCAGTATTCTCGTTAATCACCGAAGCGAGGCGCACAGTATATTGTAGCTCGTCGTCCTTCACCACGCACGTACCTTGCGCTTTGTCTACTGATACCACTTCTACAGCTATAGTAGGGGTTTTGCGTTTTCCTATCTGCCTAAGTCCTTCCGCTAATTCTCTATCTATACTCATAATCGTGCTCCTATGGTTACTTGTCGGCGTGCTCCATTGCGCCCAAAAGTAGTTTCTACCTTCTTAATGAAGTAACGCTCGTCTATATCTTTCAGTTCTTTGTCAATAATATGTGCCTGCATACCACGTGTGGCGAAAGGGACTAAGAAGCTCGTTATAGAGCCATCAAAGCCGTCATATTTTAGTTTTTCCATTTCTGCCCGTGCCATAGCCCGTAATTTAGCCTCATCACTTACCACAGAGGTATGAAAAGTTCTTAGCTCGCCATCAGTATCACCCTCTTCTACAGTTTTCTTTTTGTTGTTCTTATCTATGTAGGTATATTGTACTTTTAGCTTACGTTCGTCCTTGGTACGATATTCCAAATCGTTCGCCACGATGTTATAATTGAGGTTATAGCGTGCTGTTTGCCCTATATTAGTAAGTTCTGAAAGTCCTGCGTACAGCTTGCCCTCATCATTGATAAAGATACTTAGCCTAAATTCCTCTTTGAGCTTATCCAACACCTGTGTACCATTGGCATTGCGAATAAGCCATTGGTCTAACTGCATTTGTGGTATATTATCAGCCAAGGCAATAGGAGTATCTTTCACTACCTCCTGCAATACTTCTTTAAGAGTTGTCTTTTGCCACGATTTGTTGATATTCTTTCTTCTAAGTAAATACATAGCATCTTCACACTCTATGCTAACGGGAATGCTCGGCTTGACCTTTTTTACATAACCTTCAAACTCCACCCCACTATATACTCCCTCATAAGCAAGGGTAACACTCACCTTATCGCCTGCCTTGATTGCCTTTTCCGTATAGAGGGGCTCACCCCCTTTGTCCACTTTAAAATGGGTAGGCAGTTCAATCGTACAAGTATCGGCTAATTCGTCTACCGATTTAGTGATTTTTACACTATGCACAGCCTTGAAAGTGTAATCTCCTATTTTGATAATTGCTTGTAATACAAACATTAGTATAAGTTGTTAAGTTGTGTTCTCTTTTCGTCTAACTCAGCATAGAAGTCCATATCTGACACGGCTTTGATGGTGTACTTCTGTATGCCCTCCTTGCCCTCCATAGCCTCAAAGCTAATATCTTTCAGCACGATGTTACGAATATCAAAGAGGGTAAATAACTTGTTACCTATGACCTCCAAACTTTCGTTCTTTTCAAACAAACGGTTAAGGCTTTGTACTTGTGCAGTAGGGTACAAGTCGGGGTTGTTTGGGTCTATACAAAGCCCCTTAATAGTAATCTGCCAGTCTTCAGTAGCGATGTACTCTTTTACCTTACCCCTGCGGTGTTTGCCTACGGTTGCCGTCTCTACAATGGTTTTAGTGAGTGAAAAGCTCACTAAAGGTTCGTTAGGAAACAGCGTTTGCACGCCTGCTTTATCGGCAACTTTAAAGGTCATAAAGTATTGGCTACCATTGCTACGCGCTTCACTAATATTCGAGAGGCTTGGTAGTACATATTTTGTTTTGTTATTAGCCCACCACGAGGGGAAGGCTGGTCCTACATAGTCTAAAAATGCCCGTGCTGTGAGTTCTTTGAGGTCAAATTCCATTATACTTCTTTGTTTTTTCGTTGCAAAGTTCGTGGGATTAAGGGAGGTGACGAAATTCTTATACAAGCCTTGTACAAAATCTGTACAATGGTTGTACAGAATTAGTACAAGGCTTGTACGCCGATTTTCCTCGATGTAAAACCTGCAATACCTTTGCACCCGAATTGAGAAATTAACCCAAAATAAGAAGCCAATGAAACACCAATTTATCGTCAATACCGAAAATGTAAATATCTACGGCTACCGCATCCTTACAGATGGTATTGACTATGCCCAATATATGCGCAACCCCGTTGTACTCTTTATGCACGAAAGAGGTGTCAATGCTTATAAGGGTAGTGAAGTCATTGGGCGTTGTACAAAGCTCTACAAAGAAGGGACTACCCTTATAGCTGAAGTGGAGTTTGACGAGCAAGACGAGTTTGCTAAGAAGATAGCTGGCAAAGTAGAACGTGGCTATATCCGTATGGCTTCTATGTTTGCCGAAATCAAAGAAGTATCTGCTGATCCACATCATCTTTTAGAAGGACAAGTCTATGAGACTGTAACCGCTTGTAAGCTCGTAGAAATCTCCATTGTTGATATAGGGGGCAACGATAATGCGCTGAAACTCTCGAAAGACGGAAAGCCTTTCCAACTTAAAAAAATAGTAACACATAATACAAACAATATGGATATTAAAGTGATAGCCCTTGCCTTGGGTATGGGCGAAAACACAAAAGAGGAAGCAGTACTTAGTGCTCTACATAGCCTCAAAACTGACAAAGAAAAAGCAGAAGCCGAAGTAGTGGCTCTGAAAAAAACAATTAGCGAAACTCGCACTGCCGAAGCCACAACCTTAGTAGACAAAGCCATTAGCTTAGGACTTATCCCAGAAGTCCTCAAAGAAAGTCAGTTAAAGCAGTTTGAAGCCGATTTTGACGGACAAAAAGCGGTACTATCTAAACTTGTAGCCGACAAAGAAGCTGAGAATACACAGCAAGGGAAGACTAACACAGTGCGTGAGGTAGTGTTAGGGGCAGGTGCAAAACCAACAGGTACAGCCAATGAAAACTTTGACTACTTGCAAAAATACAACCCTGCAAAGCTCCGCCAACTCAGAGACGAACAACCTGAGGAGTATGCCCGCTTGGCTAAAGAATATGCTAAGGGCGTACGTTACACCCAAAAGTAATTTAATAACCCTTTAAAAATAAATTAAACAAGTATGAAATTATCATTAAAAGCATTGTTTATTAATGTATTATTGGCACTTATTGCCTCAATGTTTATAGCACCAATTGTAGGCGCTTCAGTACCCATAGTAGCAACAACTATTGTAGCAACTTCTACTATAGCTCAATATGTTGCCCCCTCCATTTTCAAAGGAGTAGCTATGGCGGGGCTACAGACAGAAGTATGGATAGCAGGGATAAAAGAAAACCCTGTGCCTAATAACTCGTTTATATACCAAAGTGTAGACTTGTCACAATATGTAGAGCATAACAAGTTACACCTTGCTGAAGCGGGTGTGGAACCTGCCGTACACGAAGATTATTTTGCTACGGCTAATAACCCATTGCCCGTTACCGATATTACTGATATAGGTAATGAGGTAGTGTTACACACCTATTCTACCGAACAAACACGCCACAGAGAGTTGCAAGATATTGAGCTTGCTTACGACAAACGCTCCAGTGTAATACAACGCCACCGCATATCCTTAGCGAAGAATATCGGCAAACGTGCCGCTTACGCTTGGGCTCCTACTCAAGATGGCGCTGGTAATAAGGTGTGTAACCTCTCCGCCAGCGACTCAGTGATTGATGCTATCATAGACCTTAAACAGTTTATGGAGGAAAACGATATCCTTGAGGGAATCAATATCTGTTTCACCCCCGAACATTTTGCTCGTATTCGTAAAGAGGATAAACGCTTATATAAGGATATCCTAAGTGAACAACAAATGTTCGGCATTAAGGTTTTCCAATATAGCCAAAATCCGCTATACACTTCTGCGGGTGTGAAAAAGCCTTTTGGAGCAACCAAGGATAACACTGATAAGCGTGCCTCCTTTATGTGGGTAACTGATGAGGTGTTCCGTTGCTTTGGCGATGTAGAGATGTATGCTACTTTGCGTGACTCTGGGCTACAAGCTGATACCATCTCTTTTGCTCAGCGCGCCTTAGTAGGGGTCATCCGAGCTAAAAACCCTAAATTCTTAGGAGCAATCTTATAGGAAATATAGTAGGGTGAGCGGACGAGTTCAATGGTATCCATACCTCACCCTACTCCTATATTAACCTTAAAAATAGAATACAATGACAACAGCAGAAAAAGCAAAACAATATTTTGAGGAAAACAAAGCGACAAAAGAGCTCTTTGCTACCTCGGATGGGTTTCTATTCTTACTAAAGAAAGATGCACAAAACCACGCACAAACCTTAGAGGATAGCGCTATAGAGGAATTCAAACAAGAAACTTCAGACCAGTCTGACATACCCGACAAGTCCGATAGCTCAGAAAACTCAGAGGGAGATATTCCTAATTTAAACCCTAAAAAAAACTAAAAAATAATGGCATTACCTAAAGTATTATTCAATATTGCCAAAGACGGTTTAGGCAGAACTACGGCTATACAAAAAACTACTGGGCTTATCACAACGGGAGTTACGGTGAGCAATAAAGTAGAGTTGGGCAAGTCGTACCAAGTTTTCTCATTAAAAGAAGCCATAGCTTTGGGAATTTCAGAAACTGAAAACGCCTTTGCTTACAAGCATATCAAAGCGTTTTATGACCAGGCTCCAACGGGTACCCCTCTGTGGGTAATGCTCGTATCGGATGCTACTACTATGACGGCAATGCTTGACAAAGATGGCGTTTTTGCTCCAACTCTCATAGCTGATGCCAAAGGGGCTATCCGCGTGCTTGGGTTAGTGAAAAAAGCAACGGGTAGTGAGACTATTACCGCAGGCTTAGATGCCGATGTGCAGACAGCCGTAGTGAAAGGGCAAGCCCTTGCCGAGCACTTTGAAAAGAAGTATATGCCTTTTAGGATAGTCGTGTCGGGTAATAGTTGGAATGGCAAAGTAGCCGACCTTACTAATTTCTCCGAAAACGAACTTAATAAAGTGGCTTGTTTTATCGCGAATGACGATAAGGAAAAAGATGCTTCTATAGGGCTTTTCTTAGGCAAAATAACCAAAATACCCGTACAGCGCAAAATTCACCGCGTGAAGGACGGCAGTGTATTACCCTTGGTAGCATACTTCACTGACGGTACGACTATCGACAGCAAAGCCGATCAATGGGACGCGCTTGACGACAAAGGGTATATCTTCTTTCGCACTTTTGTAGGGCGTTCGGGCTACTACTTTTCGGGCGATAATACCCTTACCAAGCCTACTGATGACTTTAAGAGCCTTAGTAACGGCTTAGTAATGGACAAGGCTATGCTCCTAAGTTACGGGGTATTGGTAGAGGAACTGAGCGACGAGGTGTTACTATCTGAAGACGGCAGTATTCACCCCGCTATTATCAAGGGTTGGCAAACCAAACTTGAGAGTACCCTGCAAAGCCAAATGGTATCGCAGGGCGAGCTATCAGCTGTAAAGATTGATATAGATCCAAAGCAACGTGTACTACAAACGGGCAAAGTGGTGATAGGTATCAAACTGTTACCCGTAGGTTATGCTGACTTTATAGAGGTAAATATTGGCTTTACAACAACAACAAATTAATATTATGGCAACATTTGACAGCAAACAATATGCGTGGTGCGAACTCTCTATCGTCTTTGGTGGACGTATCATTATAGGAGTTACAGAGTTGGAATACACCGAGAAACGCGAGAAAGACTTTCTTTATGGGCGCGGGTGCAAACCTCACGGAGTGGTGGCGGGTAACCGTAGTTATGAGGGTAAAATAAGCCTTTGGCAAAGTGAGGCAGAAGCAATGACCCGCGATGCCCCAAACAACGATATACTTAGCCTTAGCTTTGACCTTGTAGCTTCCTACGTGCCTTTGGACGGCGGACAGATAGTTACCGATATTCTCAAGCACGTGGAATTTACCGAAGTGAAAAAAGGAATGAAGCAAGGCGATAAGAATATGATTATGGAGCTTCCTATTATCTTTACAGATGTAATACGCCAAGCCTAACAAATTAAACAATTTTTAAAAACTATTTAAATGGTAACTAAAGAACAAATCCAAGAATGGAAACAACAGTACAAAGACATCTTTGTAATTAGTGTAGAAGATAAAAAGGCATACTTGCGTACGCCTGACCGCAAAACCCTTAGCTATGCCTCGACCTTGGCGACCAAAGACCCACTAAGGTTTAATGAGGTAATACTTGAGAACTGTTGGTTGGGTGGCGATGAGGAGATAAAGACAGACGACTCGCTCTTCCTCGCCGTAAGTAGCAAACTACCCGACCTTATACAGATTAAAGAGGCGACCTTGGAAAAGCTCTAAGTGATGCGGAGATTGAAGAGGATAGGGATTGGCTTCGTATCACTAACGCTTCCTTGCGTTACTATATGCACATTGCCAATCCCGACGACCTCTCCGATACCCAGTGGGCTATGAGAGTAAAAGAGCTTGAATGGCTTAGACAAAAAGAGAAAGAATAATAATCACCAATGGCTGACTTGTTACAATATACCTTATCCTTACGAGATATGGTAAGCGATCGCTTGCAACGTATCAATATGACTACTGATGCGATGCTTGACCGCTTTGGCTCATTGGAACGATTGCAAAGGCAGGTGTCGCAAGAGTTTAGCCAAATGGGCTCTTCGGTGAGTACCTTGCAAAGTCGGATTAATCTGTTGCGTGCTGAGCGTGATTTGTTGCCTGCTAATGGGCTTACAACCATTCGTACCTATAATCGTGAAATCAACCGCTTAGAAAGGCAGGTTACCCACTTACAAAACAACACGGGGGGTCGCCTGCGCTCGTGGTTCTCTGAGGCTATGGCAGGGCTACCTGGGATAGCTACCAACCCTCTTATATTGGCGGGAGCCGTGATAGGGGGAAGCATCCGCAAGGGTATGGAAGCCGACTTGCAACAAGCTAATATTACTACTTTGCTTCGAGGCGATGTAGAAAAAGCCAAAGCCTTATATGCTCAGCTCTCCGATTATGGGGTAAAAACACCCTACGACAAGGCGGGACTTATTGAAGCACAGAAGACAATGATGTCCTTCGGGCTTTCCTCTGAGTTTGCTTTTGGCAAGCTAAAGAACATCGGAGATATAGCTATGGGCGATGCCCAAAAAATGAAGAGCTTATCACTTGCTTTTGCACAAGCCACCTCGGCAGGCAAGCTACAGGGGCAGGACTTAATGCAGATGATAAATGCGGGCTTCAACCCCTTGCAAGTGATAAGTGAGCGCACTGGCGAGAGTATGGCACAGCTCAAAGAGCGAATGAGTAAAGGAGGTATTTCGGCGCAAGAGTTGGCACAAGCCTTTGAATGGGCGACGGATAAACAAGGGCTATTTTACCAAGGTGCCGAAAAGGCGGGACAAACCCTTAGCGGTAAGTTCAATAAGATGATGGACTCTATCACCGAGCTTGCTCTAAAAGTGTATGAGGCTATTAGTCCTATACTTGGTCCCTTGGTAGACCTTATGGCAGTTATATTTTCAAGCATAGGAGGAGGTATAGGGTGGCTTATTCAGAAGTTTCAAGAGGCTAACCCCGTGGTGCTTCTCGTAGCAGGAGCTATAGGTATATACGCAACAGCTATGATACTACACAACACCTATACGGCTATAGCGACTGCTTGGCAAAATAGGCTCACCTGGGCAGTGATTAAGACAAACCTTGCTTTTTTAGCCAACCCTATTACGTGGATAATAGCAGGTATTATAGCCCTTATTGCTATCATCACTTATTGCATTGTAGGTGTAAGTGGTTGGGGCAAAGCGTGGGATAACACTGTACAAGGTATGAAGTATATATGGGAAGCCTTTATACTCACCTATAAAGCTCATTGGAACACCGCTGTTAACGCTTTTATGGCAGGAGTAGATGCTTGTAAGCTCGCCTGGTATAAGTTCAAAGAAGCCGTTGGTTTAGGCGATAGTTCCGAGAATAAAGCGATGATTGCCAAGATACAAAACGACTTACAGGAGCGTGCCAAATCGGTAACGGAGGGCTATAAGAAGGCAAATGAGGCAGAAGCTAAAGCCAAAGAAGCCTTTGGCAAAGCTTGGGACTCCTTAGAGTTCAAGAGTTTTAAAGAGGTAAAAGACGGGCTAATGGGCAAGCTGGGTATGAAAACCGAAAGCAGTCCTACGCCAGGGATAAGTCCTATTATGGGAGAAACTACTGCCACCACGGGAGAAGGCACTAAAACCAAGGACAATATTGTATCAGGAGGCACCCGACAAACGCATATCAATATACAGATAGGCAATGTAGGCACTGATACTAAGGTATATGTTTCCTCTGTACGTGAAGGAGTAGAGAACTTTGGAGCAATGGTCAAGGAGGAACTTCTTAGGGCTATCAATAGTATAAACCAAATGCAGACAGCTTAATGAAAGATATACTAATAGATGAGGAAAACGATTTGCGCCTATTAGCAGGTGATTTTGAAGTGGGGTACTCCGATAACCAACAGCAAAAGGCTATCCTTACTACTGAGAAGGGTGAATGGAAAGAGCACCCCGAAGTAGGGGTAGGCATCGCCCAAATGCTCGCCGATGACCTCTATACCGAAGTACTCATTGAAATAAAGAAACAGTTGGAGTATGACGGTATGCAGATTAACGATGTAGCCCTACAAGAGGACGGCAAATTACTAATTGATGGACAATATAATTAATCTATGGCACTAAACAAACAAGCCCTCAAACAAGGCATTATTGCCCTTCTGCGGGATATGCTTACCAAAACCGATAACAGTATAGAAGAGTACGCCGAACGCTTAGCAAGCCTTATTGACGACTTTGTTAAGGGTGGTGAGGTAACAGTAGCTCCTGGCATTAGGGTAACCACAGCAGGAACAGCCACCGCTCAAACGGGCACTACTATAGATGAAGGAAAAGGAACTATAACTTAAAAACACATATCACAATGGAATGGATAACAGAAGTACTTAAAGAGCATTTAGGTTCGTTTATCGGTATGGTATTATCGGGCTTAGCGGGTTGGTTTTTCGGAAGGCCTAAACAACAAATGGAACTACAAACCTCCGAACTTGACAATGTAGATAAAGCGGTGAAGATATACCGAGAGATGATAGAAGACTTAGGGGCTAAGTACGCCAAAGCTATTGAAGAGCTCAAGTACGCCAACCAACGTATCAAAGACTTGGAGCAATCTGTAGAGGAGCTCCTTACCGAACTAAAGAAATACAAGCAGTTAAATGGAAAAGCGAAATGACAATCACAGCTCTACATAATCAGTCGCTCCTCGACCTCGCCCTACAACACACGGGTACCATTGAAAGCGTCTTTGAATTGGCAGAGGCTAACATCCTCAATATCACCGATGATGTACAGGCGGGCAAAACCTTAGTACTACCCGCAGAAGCGTTCACTAATAAAGATATATTAGCCTATTACACGGCTAAAAACATCCAGCCTGCCACAGCCTTAACCAAGGCCGACGAACAAGTATTTGAACGCCTTGATGGTATTAGCATTTGGGCAATAAATTTAGATTTTGTAGTAACACAACAATAACTATGGCACGCACTATACAAGAAATAAAAACCCTTATCCTGCAAGCTAAAGCGCAAGAGCCTGCATTGGAAAGCCTCAACAGCACCTCCAAAGTAGCTATATGGCGATTGTGGGTATATATCATCTCAGTAGCAATATGGAGCCTTGAGAAGCTATTCGACCTACACAGGGCAGATATTGACAAGCGTTTATCTGAACTCAAACCCCACACAGCACGTTGGTATCGTAGCAAAACCCTTGCCTTTCAATACGGCCTTGATTTGTTACCCGACAGCGATACCTTCAATAACCAAGGGCATACAGAGGGAGCTATAGAAGCCAGTAAGATAGTGAAGTACTCAGCAGTAATAGAAAGTAAAAACGAGGGGCGTTTGATAGTGAAGATAGCAGGAGAACAAGGCGACACGCTCCAACCTATTACCGATGACCAAAAGCAAGCCTTTGAAGCCTATTTATCAGAGATAAAAGATGCGGGGGTACGCCTATCAGTGGTGAACTACCAACCCGATATTCTGCACCTGCAAATGAAGATAGTATATGATCCTTTGGTATTAGATAGCAACGGACAAAGTATCATCCACGCAACTAAGCCAGTCGAAACGGCTATTAAAGACTATTTAAAACGCCTACCTTTCAATGGCGAGCTTGTATTGGCACACCTTATTGATGCGCTACAACAGGCAGAAGGGGTGAAAATACCACACTTAGTGTTAGCACAAAGTAAAAACGTCACCAGTAGTGGCGAGTATGGCGCATTTGAAACCATTGAAATAAGCAAAATACCCACCGCAGGCTACTTTACCATTGATAACTTTAACGATATAACCTACATTAGCAATGTATAACCTTAATATTGATAAGTTACTTGTACTTCTCACCCCTACCTTTTTGCGAAAGCCGAAGCTCATAGCGTGGCTAAGGACATTAGCAATGCCCCTGAATAAGTTATTAGACGATTTCAAAGTACATAGAGAAAGAGACTTGTACAACCTCGCTCATAACAGCCAAGTATGCTACCTTCGAAAGGCTATCAATGATGAGTTTGACCCTCAGCTAAGACGTATTAAGATAGAAGACGGCAGGCAAAATCAAAGGTTATATATCTATTCAAGAAGTGCTAATAGACCTTTGTACTTAGGTAAAGTCTTCCTCTACCAAAGAGGTACATATATAGATGGGGGCGTAGATTTTATAGTGGTATTACCACAAGGTTTGGAATATGATAGATACAAGTTAGAAGCTCTGGTGAACTTCTACAAATTAGCTGGCAAGCGATGGACAATAGAAATTAAATAATATGAACAAATTAAACCTAATACACGAGGCGGGATACCCCTTTGACGTCAATTTCCTTGCCTTTATGCAGAATGCCTACAGCCTATTTAACCACTTCGGACACCTTGCGGGAAATAAGGTTATTATCTCAGGTTGTGAGGAGATAGGCAACACCATCACCCCCGGTACTGTCTTTATCAACGGCGAGCTCTTTCCTTTTGAAGGAGGCGCAAAAGATAGTACGGTATTTATCAAAGAACTCACCAATGAGGTAACCTTTGAAGACGGCTTTTTGAGACCCTTAGAAAATATTAGAGGTGTAGCATTCGGTAGGTCTCTTCCTGAGAAAACTTTCAATTGGGAAGACTTTCAACGCATTACTAACCTCCAAGATTTAGGCAAAAATAAAGCCGAAAACAAAGCCCTTAAAGAGTTAAAAGATGAAGTGGAAAAACTTAAGAAGCAGAAACAAGCGGTGCCTATTGGGCTGATTGCTTTATGGGGTAAGCCCGCCTCAGAAATACCCGCAGGCTGGAGAGAATACGTGAATTTGCGGGGTAAAATGCCTATTGGTCTTGATCCTGACTATGTTAAGAAACCCGAAGACTCACAAGACTACGGGCTTAATCAGGTGTTAAAGCAAGGGGGCGAACGTTCCCACAAACTTACCATAGCCGAAATGCCCAAACACAAACACGATGCCGTGAATGATGGTTCGGGTAACGACTCAGATAGTAGAGGTGATGGTACGGCCTTTAACATGGATTTTTGGGAAGTAGTTCATAACCGAAGGAATGTTATTCAAATTGAACCTACAGGAGGAGACCAACCCCATAACAATATGCCCCCTTATCGTGTAGTACAATTCATTGAATACGTAGGATTTTAGATAAGTAATTATGACAGCAATACAAACATTAAAGCAATGGTTTTCCAACTTCAAAAAGCCTACCCAAGAACAATTCTGGGCGTGGATAGACAGCTTTTGGCATAAGTCTGAAAAAATCCCAATGACCTCTATAGAGGGTTTGGAAAGTGCTATTCAAGGTACTGCTTCCGCGGAACAACTGCGCAACCATCTCACCGATAGTCAGGCACATAAGGAATTGCTTGACAACAAAGTAGACAAAGTACCAGGGAAGAAACTCACCACCGAGGATTTCACTACCGAGCTACGTAAAAAGCTGGAAGGACTACAACAGGTAGATATTTCGTTATTACTTCCTCGCGGGAATTTTACAGGCACGGCTCAAGACCTAAAAGACTTGATAGACAACCTTACACGTATTCTACAAAGTCCCGATACAGAATTAGATGAGCTTCAAGAGATTGTGGCATATATTAAGCAAAATAAACATATACTCAGTACATTAGGGATTAGTAATATAGCGGGTTTAGAAGATGCATTAGCAAACAAAGCTGATAAAGACCATAACCACGACGAGGTTTACGCCTTAAAAAATCATACACACCCAGAATATGCAAACAGAGAACACCAACATAACTGGGATGATATTTTAAGAAAACCCAATAACCTTGCAACAACACAAAATATAGAAAATGCTATCAATAATATACAAATTGGGGGGAGGAATTTATTATTGAATTCTAAATTCAAAGCTGATAGATTTACAAGTTATGTAAGTGGGGAGGTTAGCAATTTTAAAGATGATTTTTTAGGAAATGTTATTAAAGAAGATAGGTTTGATGGAGGCGGAGAGCTTCAATATAAATTAAAAAGTGTTCCTTACAATTTTAATAATAAAGATTTGATTTTCTTAGTGATAGCTAAGAACTTGTCTAATGGTAATTTTAATTTTGGAAGATGGCCTATAAGTTTCGATGCTCTTTGTGTTGAAGGTGGAATACCTAAAAAAAACACAAAAAAGAAGGAAATAGGAAATGGTTGGTGTATATATTGGGTAAAAGTAAATATGGCTGATATAGGTAATGAAGATTTTGCCTTAAATTCAGTGACTGGTAGCTGGTTATTTTATGCTTGTGGAGTATTTGAAAGCACCACTCTTGTAAATTGGTCTCCTGCTCCTGAAGATATTGAAGAACAAATAAAATCTTTAACAACCTCACAAGTATCAAAAGAAATAAACAGCAATTCCATTGTAGATAAGAGTTGGTATGGGCAAAATTTCAATGTTTTAGCATCTTGTCAAATAAACTTAACCCCGATGGAAAATAATTACAATATCAGTTTTAGAAAGTGTTTTGCGGGTTCTGTTGTTACTTTCCAAGCAGACAAACAAATTATTTTCACTTCTGATAATCAATTCAATGGAGGCGATGGAAGTACTGCGGTGGTAAGTACTGCTAATAATAAAATTTACATTGACATAAGAAACATTTAAAAAATATGAAAACCATAATTCAAAATTTAAAAGGCTCAGATAAATTGCTACATAGCAAATATGGGAATATAATTTTCATATTATTCTTTTTGGTTTCTTTATGCTTTGTAAGTTTTTACAAATCTTTATTAATAGCTTTTATAGGCTTGTTTTTCATAGGTTTTAGCAAAGAACTTTTTGATAAATATTACAAAAGAACCTTTATAGATTGGTGGGATATAGTGGCAAGCTTTACACCTTATCCGATAATTAAAAAACTACAAAAATGAATGCAATACAATACTTTGATTGGGGAAATGGTGAATTTTATCAAAAATTAAAATCAAACAATTTAATTTATTTCAAAGCTTCAAACGAAAATGGAAAAGATGGTTTTATATATAATGGAGCTTTTATGGAAAATGAGAAAAGATACGAAATAATAATTAGAAGTAGTATAAATAATTTATCAGTTTTTACTTTTAGTTTCCAAAGAAAATTAAAAGTAATCAAAATAAAAAAAGGAGCGTCTTTTATCTCGCATTTTTCTGATACATCTTATGACACAATCTTTTATTTAAATGATTTTAAAAATAATTTTATAAATAATAGTCCTCTAACAATTACTATGAATGTAGAAGAAGAAAACAAAATAGTTCCCATAAAAATATTTATAACAACCAAATATCGTACTGAAAAATAGAAATATTTAATTTAAAAAGTCTAAACAATGAAAAAAAGCAAACGAATTATTAATTACATCGTAGTGCATTGCTCAGCAACCCCAGAAGAACGAGCACACATCGCAAAAGATATTGACCAATGGCATAAACAAAGAGGTTTTGCAGAAATTGGGTACAATTATGTCATTTTGTTAGATGGCACAATTCAAGAAGGGCGGGATATTGATAAAATCCCTGCACACGTTGAAAATTTCAACAAAAATAGTATTGGAGTATGTTATATCGGAGGGATTGACAAAAACACATTAAAACCCAAAGACACCCGAACTGAAGCGCAGAAAAAAGCCCTTTTAACATTACTCAGAGAACTAAAAAAAATGTATCCTAATGCTGAAATTCTTGGGCATCGTGACTTTCCAAAAGTCAATAAAGCTTGCCCTTGTTTCAATGCCCAAGTAGAATATAAAAATATTTAATTGTTAATTATGATAGAAGTAAAAGAAGTAAAAAAAGAGTATGAAAATCTACTCGCTAAAGTAGAGCAATTGCCACGTACAAGAGAACTTGCGCTTGTTATTACCAAGTTGGAAGAGAGTCTTATGTGGCTTGAAAAGTCAATCAAAAAAAATCAAAGTGATGTATGAGAAAGTTTTTGAGTTTACTATTAGCCCTTATACTGCTTTTCGGTTGCAGGAGCAAAAAAATAAACCGAACCGAGCTGAAAGAAGAGCAAAAAACCGAAAGAAAGGAGCTAAAAGACAGTGCTACACGGGTAGAAAAATCCCAAAAGGTAAGCACTTTTGACCTTCAGCAGTCCCAATCCTATGAAATCACTCTTGAAAGTGATAAGGATAGTATCGGAAATGCTAAAGATGTAGTATATTATCGTGCACGAGACGGAGATAGCGAGACTATAAGAGTACAGGGCGGAAAGGTTACAATTAAAACCATAGAAAACCATTCTAAGAGCCTACAGCAGGCTGATAGTACTCTTACTATAAATAATAAAATAAGTCAAAAATCCGAGACTAAAAATGTTTATACAGAGCATAAAAAGGAAGTACAAAAAGAAGTCAAAACAATACCTTTTTCATTAATAATAGGTGCTTTATTACTTGGCGTATTTGCTTTGTTATTATGGAAACTGAAACGATTTCGGTGGAAGATTTAAACAGTTTTTAAATTTCATTTAAACACTGCTAAAATAGGAGGATAGGCAGTAAAAAATGTCCTCCGCTTTAAAAAACTCTCACATCTCTTAAATACGAACTCGAAAGCCCTACGGAGGACAATAAGTCTTCTGTGGGTTTTCGAGTTTGTTCATATGAGATGTGAGAGGCACAAAAGTACAAAGAATAACTAAAACAACCAAATAAACCATGAAAAATTATTCTCAATCACCTCTTCCATTTCAAGGGCAGAAGAGGAAGTTTGTCAAACACTTCAAAGAGGCTTTAAAGGGTTTTCCCAACAATGCTACCTATGTGGATTTGTTCGGAGGCTCTGGACTGCTATCCCATACTATCAAGCAGGAAAAACCCTTGGCTCGTGTTATATGGAACGATTATGATAACTTTGCCCACCGATTAGAGTGTATTCCTATCACCAATGAGATATTGGCTCAATTGCGCCCCATAGTAGAGGGAAAAGCCAAAGGCGAAAGAATAGATCACCTAAAGCCTGTTATCTTGGAGGTTATTAAGAAGTATCCTTCCGACAAGGTAGATTTTATCTCATTATCCGCAAGTCTACTCTTTAGTGGAAAATATGCTACCTCCTTACAAGGCTTGGAAAAGGATAATCTCTATAATTGTGTTATCAAAACCCCTTATAGCAGTGAGGGCTATTTAAATGGGGTTGAACGAAGAAGTACTGATTATAGGAACCTCATTGATGAATTTGCCAAGGTAGAGAATGTTGTATTTATCCTTGATCCTCCCTATCTTTCCACCGATGTTTCGTCCTATACAGGAGTGAATTATTGGAGACTCAAGGACTATATGGAAATTGTCAAGTGTCTAAGTACAATGCCTATGTATGTATACTTTAGTTCCAACAAAGGGCAATTATTAGACCTCTTTGACTTTCTATGTAATGAGTATGACTTTCCCAGTCCTTTCAAAGGAACAGAGCGAATAGTAATCAATACAAGTGTGAATTTCCTAAGTACTTATGAAGATATAATGATTTACAAAACACCCAATCTATGAAAACAACTAATAAAATTTGGCAACGTACGCCAATATCCTATTATGGAGGCAAACAGACAATGTTACCTCATATATTACCTCTTATTCCACCTCATAAAGTGTACACAGAAGCGTTTTTTGGAGGAGGTGCCGTATTTTGGTCTAAAGAAAAAGCTCCTGTGGAGATTATTAATGACTTCAATGCTAATGTATATACATTCTACAAGGTTTTACAGTCCGATTTTCCTGCATTAAAGAGACTCGTAGAGCAGTCTATCCTAAGTCGTGAGGCGTATAAGTCTGCATTGGTAATATATCATTCGCCTTTTGTCTTTAGTGAGGTACATCGAGCGTGGGCATTCTGGTATGCTACTAATTGTGGATTCTCCAATCAAGTAGGGAATTGTAGAATAGCTATAGACGGCAAGAATGCTAACACTTTACACAATAAGATAGATAGATTCACAGATACCTATTCAGAGCGTCTTAAAGGCGTACAGATAGAGAATAATGATGCGTGCGAGATAATCGCCTTACGAGACACTCCAGAGACTTTTCACTACATTGATCCTCCCTATGTAGGAGCTAAGCAGGGTCACTATGGAGGCTATGAGCAAGAACATTTCGATGAATTATTGGCAACCTTGGCTAAGGTCAGAGGTAAATTCCTCCTTAGCTCGTATCACAATGAAGAGCTATCCAAGTATGTAGAGCGGTATGGTTGGTATCAGAAGGAGATATCTATGCACTTGGCAAGTAGTAATAGTAGTAAGAAGAGGTTAGAAGTGCTGACAGCTAACTATCCTATTTAAGAAAAAAACACGGATATTCTCCGTGTTTTTTTAGTATCTTTGCACCTCAGTAAAACTGCTCAAAAAATGTACATTTCGTTTTAATTTTTGGTACATTTCGTTTTGCTGATTATAATTATCCATAAAATTGGAATGTAAAAAATTTTTTTGACAAATAATCAGTATTTTTATTTTATTAACAGCGTTTATTCATATGAAACATCTTTCAAAAAACCCCGTTTTGCTCAGTAATTATATTTTTCTTTTGAAAAGTATAGCTATTTTTTTATTGTTTTGTAGTTGTTCTTCTAATTCTCTAGAGAATCAGGTATATGGACAAGATAATCTACACGACATTAAGCCTTACCTATCCCAATACAATTTGAAAGGGAAAATAAAAACACTCTATTACTATAATGGGTATTATAGTGAGACTTTTCATTTCAACAAGCAAGGATTTCTCACTCATATAGATAGTGGTCTGCACCAGAAACTATCCTATAATCGGCAGGGCAAACTAACTAAAATATACAGCGAAAGAGATGAAATTATTTTTACTTACCTCCCTAATAATACTGTAAAACAGGAATGGACAAGTGATTTTGGGAATTCTACGCTTTATTATATCTACAATGACAAAGGGGACTTACTATCCGAAGAGAGTAAAGGAGACGGAAACTATAAATATTTGTATGAGTATGATAGTCAGGGAAGATTGTTGGTTAAAAAGTATGATTTTGCTTATATGAAAGCATTAAAAGAAACTGAAATTGATATGGGGCTGACAGAGCGATCTTTTATGAAATTATATGAGTATGATACAGCAGGCAATCTCACAAAATATACTGAATATGACAGAAACGGTTATATTGAGAAAATAGATATTTACAAGGAAGGGCTCCTTGTAGAGACACAGAGGTATGAGCGAGATGAATTGTTTGAGAAATCTATTTTTACCTATGATAATGGAAAAGAGCAAGAAACAGTATATAATCAGGAAGGGACACCTATCCGCTTAGCAATGTACAACACCACTTTTGACACACAAGGAAATGTAATCCTCAAAACAAAAGAATACGAAGAAATCCCTAATAATACAAACAAAGAGAAAACCATAAAAGTTATAGAGAAACGAGAAATAGAGTATTATCCGTAAAATTATAGTATATGAAACATATTCCCTTATTTTTGTTATTTTTAGTAGTCTCTGCAAGGGATTTCTTACTTAACACACCTTAAGTATCATAGAGAATAAGATTTTTAAGGAAAGTAGGTCTTTTATCTCAAAAATAATTAGTATCTTTGCCCCATAGAATAGTTAGGTTATGAATGCTTTAGATATAAATTCATCTATTTTGGAGAAAACAAGAGGTTGTGATGAGGATAATAACCTGAATGAAAGCTAGTTAGAATTACTCTATACCCAAGAAGAAGAAAGGAGAGAGCGGATGAAACACATTGATTTAGAAGCTCTTTTTGAACAACTTAATGAGCTTGTTCCCCAAGAGATAGAAATAGATGTAGAGGCTGCAAAGTTTCCTAATCATCAATTGTAAATTGTTAATTATCAAATGAGTATCATAAAGAATATTATCCCTAAGCCACATTTTTATCCTTCGAATCGTACTTGCGAGAGCTACGAGGGATATTCTTTTTTAATATACAATAGCTATATTTTTCGTTTGAAAGATATAGCTGTTTTTTTACTTCAAAAGGTAAGTCTATGAATGAAATCTTTTTAAATCTAAGTTATAATAATCAAATCTATATTGAATATGATCAAAATAGTAATGAAAACAATTAAAAATCTAAGTGATTTTTCAATAAAATATCGTAAAATAAAAAATGCTGAATTTAATCAAATGAAGAGGGATTTAGTAGAAAATCTTTTACCCAAAACTTTACTTAATCAATATAAGAGAAATATAGAAGAGATAGAGTTTAAAAGATATACAGGGATAACTGCCAATCAGCAAGTGATAAGAAAACTTAATTCATTATATAGAGACTTATCTAAGATAAGTAAAATAACTTGGAAAGAAATAAAGTTTTTCTATGAATTTATTGATTGTTCAGGTAAAAAAGCAGAGATAAAAATTCCCCCTATACAAAGATACTTAGGAATATTCTTATATTATTTAAGTCTTGTAGGTATTGTCTTTTGTATGATTCCTCTTATCTTATTATTTTGC